ATTTAAAATATCTGTTAGTTTTTACAACAGCAGGAATAGGGTGTTTTTTATTATGTACACCCAGAATAAAATCATTTTTATAGAAGTCTATAATCTCTATAGACATCTTTGAATGTTGATCGTATTGTGCAGACCATACTATAGCTCTTTTCCAGCTAATAATACCTAGAGGAGTATAGTCTGCATTCAATACAAGACACTTACTGTTTTTGGCTTTCATTTTCGTAACTATCTAAACGTCCTATTATTTTTCCTATAATTGGGTTTCTGACAATATCAGAGCTATCAAGTCTAGAGATCCCAATCCCTTCAACTCCGCCAAGAGCGCTAATCATATCATAAAATCCGCCCTGCATGTGTCTATGTAGGTCTGATTGGCTAACGTCGCCAGTAAGTATCATTTTGCTGTTATTGCCGATTCTTGTTAATAACATTTTAAGCTGATCATAAGAAGCGTTCTGACACTCATCTGCAACAATAAAAGCATTATGGAAATTACGACCTCTCATTAATCCTAGTGGTACTATTTCTATTTTATTATTTGTTTTTAGACTTATATACTGAGCAGTTGGGATAAAATGATTTACCTCATCCAATAATGGTAAAAGGTAAGGATGAATCTTTTCTTCTGCTGTTCCAGGCAAATATCCTATCTTTTCACCAGATTCTACTACTGGTCTAGTAATAATAATCTTTTTGATTTTTTCGTCTAATAGATATTCCAAAGCCATTCCAATAGCAATGTGTGTTTTACCACTTCCAGCAACTCCCTGACAAAAAGTAATAACATTCTCTGCTACTGTTCTAATGTATTCTTTTTGATTATCTGTTCTTGGTTTTAATCTATTTCTATAAATACTTCCTACTGGAGCGAGATCTTTTGTAGCATCTATGACCTTATTCTTCTTCTTGGCGTTTTTTCTATTTCTCAAGTTATGCCCTTTGACTACAGAGGAGAGGTGCCAATTATAATAATACTATACACCGCTAATTGTAGTTATGTTATTTTATCCCACTAGAGCCGAACCCATTAATTGACCGTTCACTATTTGTTAACTCCGTCACTTCAATAAGTTTAAAATTCCAATGTTGTTCAAATATGATCTGAGCAATTCTATCTCCGGCATTGACAATAAACTCTTTTTCCTTATCTGTATTATACAGAACAACACCTATTGCTCCACGATAAGAACTATCTATGACCCCAGCTAATACATCAATACCATTTTTAACAGCAAGGCCCGACCTTGGAGCTATTCTTCCATAAAAACCATGAGGAATTTCTAACGACAATCCAGTATTAATTAGAGCACGAGATAGTGGTGGTATAACAACAGTGTCTATAGATCTCAAATCCGCCCCAGCATCTGAATCATTATTTCTAGATGGTAGGACTGCTTGAGGATCTAATTTTTTAAAGTAAACTGACATTATAGTAAGCAAGCTCCTCCGGCACAACTAATTTCCTCAATCCCAGCAGTATTGTCTTCTGTCTCTAGTAATTGAGTATAGTCTACCTTTTCAAAACTATTGTATAGATCACAGTATAGTTTCCAGTTATAAACATCTTTCATGCAATATGTTAAACGACGAATGTCACCGGAAAAATATTTTCCTGCAAAATTCTTCATCTTGGCTGCAAACTTTAACTTATTCTCATTGTCATCTTCTTTAGCTTGATTTAAACTAACGTAGTCGCAGGCTGCCCATAAGTTATTATTAAAGGCATTCAGACCCAGTTCGATTAAACCAGAACACCATAAGGCAGCATCTCCATATTCTTTAACAATTTCTCTACTCGTATAAACTGTTGTAAAAGGAGCTTGTGGATAATCTTTATCTCCGCTTTGTGGGATCAATGATATTCCAGCAAAAAACTTTCTATTGTCATAAATATACTTGGTTACAGATTCCCACTCATCTGGTTTAACTGTGACAGTATTGCTAACATTATGACTCAAGTACTCTTGTGTACATAATGATCTATTCTTTCCAGACTGAACCCAGTTCTTTTGAGTTTCTTTTACAATAGACAACATATCTACTGCTGGAAGTTGATTCTTTAGTTTTGCCCCGTCTGGAACTTCTATCGGAAATTTGACCACTTCATCAGTATTATTAGCAGACCACGAGGACTTCTCGCAGGCTTGCGGGTTTACTTTCTTAAAGTGCTGGTATGGTGCTTCTAAAACATTAGCTTGTACATGGCGTATGTATCGTTTAGCGTGGTGCGGATGAATACCAGAGCTAGTTCCAAGCATACTTGAAGATGTTCCTTCTGGCTTCAAGCAAGTTACTCTGGCAGCTTGGTTTATATTGATCTTTTTAGCAATTTGCTTATTTGTTTCAACAGCAATCTTTGCTCCTTTGGTCAATGTCTTTTCTGACAAAACCAGATCATGCTTTTCCATTGTTCCTGTTAATGAAACACCTAGAAGAGCTTCTCTTTCAAAGATCTTTTCGCTAGTTGTTCCAAGATATTCTAGCTTAGTAAATCCTGCTTGAAGAGTTCCAATAATAGCAGCAGCACGGCATCTTTCAAGAAAGTCTTCTTCGTCATCTACACTAGAACAATTTATTGTAGATAGATTACAGCCCTGCCATCCTGACTTTCCAGAAGCTTCTTCAATTGGCCACATACCAATTTCAACACAAGGATTAAAAATCATTTCTGTTGATTCGCTCCAGATAAATCCTGGCTCACCGAATTCTTTTACTGATTGCATTAAGCCAGCAAATTCCTCAAAGGTTGTTTCGCTTTTTAGTAATAGTGCCGAGTTATTGCTTCGTGCTCTTTGTGGATTCTCCATATACCAATTGCCTGTTTTAGCCTTGGCCATTTCGTCATCATCATGACTAAACAGAGCTAGCGAAGCACTTCTTCGTACTCCTCCAGACAATACAGCATCGCTACTATGCATAACGATATCATAGGCATCGATTGGTCGTAATTTCTTTTGTTCGTTCTTAATACACCTGTCTAATAGAGCTCTGATCTTTTCAAGTCCATTTGCTAATGGTTCATATCCAGGAGCTTTACCTACGCCAGAAGCTAAAGAAGATCCCTTTGGTCGAATATTTGAATAATCAAATACTATATGACTATTCTTATATTGTTTAAATTCTTCTACTGGTTTACTAAAATAAGAACTTAATAGTACCCCTAGAGCATTAGCCCAGCCTTCTATGCTATCATCAATAACATATTTAATAGCTTGATCTTTTTCTACTTCGTGTTCTAGAGGTGGTAATTTTGCAACATGGTGCTTTTGAACACTAAAGCCCGTTCCAGAGCCACACAACAGTAGCCAAAAACATTCTTGGAAAAATCTTAAACGATCACAATAACTGGCTGTGCAATTATAAATCTTTGCGTGGCGCTTTAGGATAGGATCTCCACCAAACTGCAAAGCTCTTTGACTGCCCAAAACCTTTTTCTTATACATCATATCATATGCCCAGTCAATATCGGCTGAGATGCCAAATTCATCATATCTAGTGTGCATCATATTGCGCACTCTATCTACGGCTTCTTTCCATGTTTCTCTACGATTCTTATCTTCTAACCAACGAGCATACTTACTAACGAATGTATAATTCTGCAGTTCTTGAAGCGCCGACATATTATCTCCTACTTAATAGTGCTGTGAAACCTAAGGCGATAGTGATCAAAACATTACCTAAAACCATAGTTGGTTGATCGCCTTTGTAAAAAGAATAAATTGATACAGATAATGATAATAAAAAACAAAACGTTGATGTATTCATAATACACCACACAGATTCTTGAGCCAAGAGAGATCTGGTGTTACTTTAAAAATTTTTATTTCGCTCATTTCTACAAAAGTGTCAAATATTTTTTTTGCATTATCATCAAACAGGTGAGTACCATGATCATCGATCATATAAACTGTTTGCACTCCTTCTTGCCACAAGGCCATAATGCAATCATTACAACATTGGCCCGTAACATATGCTATGCCATTATCTGGCCTAACAACACAGTTAGATAAAGCATTCCTTTCGCTATGAACCATCCAAGGATATTTATCTGGACGATTTTTTGGAAGTTTAGCATCGTCTAAACCTCGTGGATATCCATTATATCCAACTCCTAGAATCCTATTATTTTGATCAGTTATGACACATCCGTGTTGCGTATGTATATCATGACTTCTTTGAGAAATAACTTTCGCTAATCCCAAGAAATAGTCCGTCCAGATTGGTCTCATTTTGTAGAGTCGATTATTTTTCTAATAGCTTTTTGTAAAATACTAAGGAAGCAATTGCTCCTGCTACTCCCATAACTACTCCCGTGGGTTGTAGTGGGGTCATGCCCAGTAGATAGGTTATTATACCTCCACAGTACGATCCTGCAACCCCTAAAGCTATAGTTTTCCAGAAACCGAAATTTTCTTCTCCAGGCACTATGCTTTTAGCTATTGAACCGACAAACAGACCATAAACACACCATACTAAAATATTAAACATTTGCTGCCTCCACTAAGGTTGCTACTTCATCATCCGTGAGAATTTCTCCTGTTTCTAACAAAGCATTCAATATTGATAAAGAATATTTTTCATAGTCTTCTTTTTTCATTTCTCTACGAAGTATCTTTTTGATTCTCATTTTAGTAAACCAGCCTCTGCGCTCACTAAAAGTATGAAGTTGCTCACCATACATTGAGTATTTATCCTCTGCAGTAGATTGATCAGAGAGTTTGTTCTTGTTGCATTCTTGTAGAATTCTAACACATGTTAGAACTATGCTTATAATCATCAGAATGGTAACTACAGCAAATCCATAGTTATCTTCTTTGGGCACTCTTGACTTTTCTAGAATTTTAATAGCGATGGCTTTTAGCTTTTCATTATCAGGCATTATAAAGCTCCTAATATTAGAGGATATCTATTAATACACCAATCATGAGCTAATTCCCCATTTGAGCTTTAATCCAGCCTCAATAGCTATTCTTTCGCTGTCTGTTATCGCAGAATCGTATAATAGTATTTCTCCAATATACCCATTTAAATAATTCTCCAAAGAGTATCTAGAACCAATCCTAAGGGAGGTCATATTGTTTGAGCCTGAGTTTCCGCTTGCGGATAATGCCGAATTGATATAAGACTTAGAAGACGTTTTATCAAATACCATAGAACAAACAGTCCAATTATTAGTGAGTTGATTGTCTGTATTCCTTAAATCTGCTCCGGCATAAACATATGGTCCTTGAACATTTAAAAGGGTTACTCTGTTGGAAGTCCCATCTGTGCTTGTTGTAGAATCAAAAGCATAAGAAGGGTCGTTATTCGGTCTCCATACAACAAAAGCAGTAATTCTTTGAGACATTGATATGCTATTAATATCTATATAATCATTGGTTCCATCAAACAATAAAGCATCTTTATTATTGATGACTGAAGTTTTTCTTATTGGAGCATATGAAGAATTTGTTTGTGTTGCAGTATAGTTGTTGGTACTTTTATCTGTCCATTTTAATACGGGACTATCTGCTGACACCAACGACCCCCCAGCTACTGCATCATAGAGAGTATTACTATCGCTACCATCTAACCATAGCTGTAACCCAGGAATGCTACTTGGATTAGTAATGATATTTTGGTTTTTGTAAAGATGTTCAGTTGGTGGAGTAAAATTAACAGTATATCGAGCTTGTCCTTTTGTTACTCTAAGATCATTCAAAAATCCGTCTAAATATTCTCCAGTAGTACCATTAGCAGAGCCTATCAAAACTCCAGAGGTACTACCGTAAGTATTTGATTGAGGTATTATTGATTCCCCTTTTAATTCTCCATTTACAAATATGAATAATCTTTGACCATATCTAACTAATGCCAGATGATGCCAAGAGTTTAAAATTGGAGAGATTGTTGTTGAGACTGCTGTTGTGTTATTAGCGTATAAATAATATGATTCATTATATGATTTAAAAGCGAAAGTATTTTGTTGATCAATGGAGAAAAAGTGATTATATCCGTTACCTCCATGATTATTTAAATAAGCCCAACATTCTATTGTGAAATCTCCCGTACCAAAATTAAAGTCCAAACTGCTTGGTATTGATAGAGTACTATTAGAAAATTGAGCACTACTGTCGTTAAATTTGCTATTAGATGTTACAATTTTAGTTCCGCCATTAGGCGTTATGGTCTTAGGAGATAAGCTACTATCTAGGAATGTTGTACTGTTATCGGTGCCTGTCATTCTTAATAAAAGTTTAGTTTGTTCAAAATATGGGTCTTGATAAACAGATAGATTACCGCCCAGAATCCAAGAGTTAGTATCGACTTTAGTTAATGAAGCTAGTCCATAATTTTTGACATATGATCCTAAAGCACTATTAACAACAACACCACTAGATGACACAATATTGAGAGAGCCCATTAGAGAATTATTTGCTATATTAATGGTGGTACCAATTGAAATTGGCTCATTATGACTTGGTACGATTAAATTAGATGCACCATTACCAACATAATTTATAACAGCTTTACCATCAGAGTAAGATAAAGTATAGTTAGAATTTTTGGTAACCATATCTTTAGACGATAACCAATCAGACAAAGAAGATATGGAAACTTTATATGTCTTACCACTATCGCTTGCTGGCAATACATAAAAAGGATCCACCTGAGAAGGAGCAGATGGTAATAGATTAAGAGTTTGTGTAGCCATTTATACTATTTCTCTGTGGAATAAACTTGGTAGTCTTTCTAGATTCTCTCCTAATAGTTCTTTTATTTTAGCTTCAACTTGAGCTTGAGTATAGTCCCCAGCCTCGTCATACTCTGAACCTCTCCATAGTGAGAGAGGGCCTGCTAATGGATGAACTTTTGCTAAAACTAATTTTCTAGATTCATGATCCATAAGAACAACATCTAATTCGTTTAGTACTAAAGGATCGCCAGAACCTAAATCGATTGTTACTGCATTATCTAATTTCATAATTTATTCCCTATTAAAATGTGATAGAACCTGTTCCTGTAAATTTGTATACGTTATAAGATCCCTCTGTTGTTATGATTGGAGAACCTGTGGTTGATGAAGCAAGAACTAGTGAGCGAATGATAACAACCCCAGAACCTCCTGATCCTCCGTTATAGTACGCTCCGGTATAACTTCCTCCACCGCCACCACCGCCAGTATTATTTACTCCATCTTGACCGGTACTATTGATAACCGCATTACCTCCTCCGCCCAAGCCACCTGCTCCAACATAGCTACCATTAACTTCTCCACCTCCACCTCCACCACCATAGTAATTTCCATACCATAGTATTCCATTACCACCCTTACCGCTACCGGGACTATTGCCGCCATCCGAACCTGCTTGCCCAGCACCACCACCACCACCGGAACAGCCACCCCAATTCCATGCCACAAAACCATTACCTCCACTATTTCCTTGACCAACAGTTCCTGATCCTCCAAGTCTAAGAGGACTGTTTTGAGGGTGTAAGGGACCTCCGCTACCGCTACCTCCAGACACTCCATTACCGCCACCGTGAGTTACTCCACCACCACCACCAATTGCTGTTAATCCAAAAGCTGTTGTATTTTCTCCGTTGGTGCCGGGAGCAGCTCCATAATCTAAAATAGTACCACCTGCTCCTATCACAATATTATAAGTGTTTGGAGAAAAAAGATTCATTTGACCGGTCAAAACTCCTCCGGCTCCTCCTCCACTCCCTGTATTTGCTCCACTACCACCACCAGCTACAATTAAATATTCTATGGGAACAGCATCAATAAAACCCCCAGTATAAGGAACTATGCCGGTAGCTGGTGTTGAATAGGTTCCTGTTCCTATGGGATTAACTGCTGCTACTTGAAAAGAATATGATTGATTTGGTTCGTCATTGATTAATCCAGTAATCATTTGAGTAATTTTAGCCATATTATGTTATTTATTTCCTATTAGAGAGTTATAGATCAAGGATAATTTGTCCAAGTAGATCCTCCGTCTCTGGAGTATCTTACAGCATACGATAATGGTAATGATTGACCGTCACTAGCTGGACTATCCCAAGTTAAATATGCTCTGCCGTCTCCAGCAACCGCTGTTAGATTATTGATTGCTGATGGGGCAGTAGCCTCTGAAACATTAGGAGTAGCTGATACCGTGGGGGTATAACTTGTTGAACCAACACTATTAACTGCTTTCATTCTAAAGTAGTATGTTGTACCATTAGTTAATCCGTTTGATCCAGTAACATAAATACTACTATTAGAAAATCCTAGAGTATTAGTAAAAGTTTCCCAATTAGTTTCATCTGTACTATATTCTATAGAGTATGTTGTACCAGATGGTAAACCTCCACTAAGTCCCTTAGTCCACGACAGAGCAACCAATCTATCTCCCGGATCAGCACTAAAATTAGTCATAAGTGTGGGGGCTGTGGCTGTGAAATCAATATAGAAATAACCATAATCTCCGTTTGTTTGGACAACAGAGTATGATGATTCTGTAGAAGAAGAAGATCCATTACTGGTATTATATGGCCATAAATCTTGTACTAATGTGCGAAAATACACTCTTCCACTCAAATCTACTGTTGGTGTTAGATAAGTACCAGAATTCAGATTAGAGGCTGCGCTGTATCTAAAACCTATATTGCTTGATGAATTTGCGTCTGTCCATATTCCTTCAGACGGATTGAGAGAATATTGAAATCTTATGGCAGTGTCATTACCGGAGTACCAGCTATCGTCTGGTGGTGGACCACCCATACCCCAGCCTGAGTATGGATAAAGGTTAAATGTTTCATTCGCATTAGCATAATATCCTCTATAGTTAATATTATTTACAACTTCAGAGTTGTTATTTCTGTTCCCATCTGGATATACTTCCATATAGTAGTAAATAAAGCTCATATTTACTAATCTAACGGACTTGGTAACTACAGTTGAATATGCTGAAGTTATTATGCATCGTACAGCATCTTTTCCTGGAGGACTTTCCCATGTCGAATTGTTTACCGCATTAAATCCTTGACTATTAATAGTTAAGGTCGATCCTGTTGCTCCACTAATATTTTGCCAATTTCTTCCGTTCTGTCCACTCCAATCATTGGCGTCGGTATCATATTTTTGCCACTGATATGATAGAGCAGAACTATCAGACATTGTTGCAGACACCGAGAACGTGGCGTTTTCGTTGAGTGCTAGTACTCTATCATTCTTTGGTTCTGAAGTTATTGTTAGTACTGGAGGAGGAGCTACTGTTACTGGTGAGCTTTCGCTGCTATAGTCTCCGTATCCACCACTATTCTGTCCACGAACTCTGAATACGTAATTTTTATCGTTGGGTATTCCTGTAATTTTGGCATTTTTAAATTCTGAACTCGGTAATAAGTCAATGCTAAGTCCTGTATATAATGCTTCTCCAACAGTATATCTTAATTCGTCAATTCTTCCTAGTACATAATTATTAGGATTGTGAGATCCTGATTCTCCACCCATAATAACTAAACCGTTGTTGGCAAAATTATCATTGTTTGTGTCTGCTGTTTCTAATACTCTGGTGCCGTTTAGATAGATTCTCATGGTTCCATTGTGACGACAAAACGCAAGATGCTTTAATGGACTATTATAGTTGCCCGGTCCCCAGTTTTCTGTGTTGGCATTTAATTCAGCACCTGTAAATGTTACTCCATAAATATCAGAACCATTTACAAATTTAGCAATACGACTATTATAGCCGTTGTAACCTCCATTACTCCATAATGCAAAATATGATCCGCTACTTCCGTTGTATGAGCCAAATAAACGACCAATGCCATTAGCGTATTTACCAGAACCCCAGGAATAATCAGAAATTAAAAACATTTCAAGAGTATAATCACCTGTTCCAGGATTAAGGTCGGATGATTCTGCTACCTTAATAATGTATGGGCTAGTGTATCCTGTTCTATTATATGGTATTTCCAAACAGCCATTACCGAATTTCTGATAAGTACCAGGACTACTTGCTCCGCCGATCATAGCAGGACTAGATGGGTTCCACAAAACTTCTCGACCATATAATGAGGAATCAACTATACTAGCATTGCCTCTAATCTCTCCCTTGTTAAAATGTAATAAGAGTCTAGTATTTGCTGTATTAACTGTTGTCCAGCTTCTAGGGTCAGTATCTTCAGAATATTCTAAACTATAGCTAGCCCTGATAGTTTTATCACTAGAACTACCGGTCCACGATACTATTGCACTAGCATCTCCACCGCTAGCAGTTAGATTAGAGGGGGCTGTTGGAGCTGTAATTGTTGGAGCCACATCTGAAAAGGGTAGAGCTGGAACATTAAAGGTTGTTCCGTCAGGATATCTACAAACCCCACGAGTAATACGAATATCGTCTAAATAGCCATGAAAATAATCAGTATTATTATCAGCAAATCGCCCAATAGATAAAGGATTACCATTGCCAGCTAATACAGACAAAGAGGTTGATGTTGTGGTTATTTGAATACCATTTTGATATGTTCGTATGGTATTTCCTTGACGAACAACAGCATAATGAGTCCAAGCATTATAAATAACAGAACCCATACTCAAACCACTAACCATATTCCACCCATTGCCATAGTCGGTACTCATATAGAGCTGAACAGTACCATTAGAGTGATATCCTAGTAACCAAGGATTGGCCCCGTTCTCTCCTCTTCTAAATCGACACATAACAGGACTTGTTCCGGTACC